TTATCTCTTCAGTTCAATGGTCATGCCGGACTTGAATTCAAAGATAAGTTTATCATCGTAAACCGTGATTTTCTCAATAAGCCTTCTTACAAGCTGCTCATCATATTCGGTTATTCTGTTTGTCTGGGTCTGCAGGAAGTGTCGCATCTCGCAAATTCGTTTTCTTAACATCTCCTGTTCAGCATCTCTGGTTACAACTGCTGCCTTTTTTTCTCGAAGGGCATCAATCTCATTTGCAATAACTTCGTACTCGGCATTTTTGTTTACACGCATTACCAGTTTTTCCTGCAATTCTGCCATCCTTTGGTCTATATACTCAAGTGTTGCCGTTGAATCTCCATTCAGAACATCCTCGATATTATTTTGAAGTTGTACCAAGAACTGTTCTCGTCCGCCAAGGGTCTTATTGATGGCTCTGACCACTGCGTTCTGAATTTCTGTTTCGCTTATAGCCTCGGCATTACATCCTTCTTTCGAACCCTTTTCAATTCGGCTGGCACATCTCCATTTATTGTAGGATGCACCCCTGGCTTTCCATGCAACTCTTCTGAAAAGATCTCCGCATTTACCGCAGTAGACAATGCTCGATAATGCATACTTACTGCTGTAGACCCTTTTTGTCTTTCCGTCTTCTGTTCTCAGATGAGCCCTTCTTTGCAGTTCTTCCTGCACCTGCATGAAAAGCTGTCGGGGAATGATTGCTTCATGGTTGTTCTCAACATAGTACTGTGGAACAATGCCGTTGTTGGACACTCGTTTTTTCGTAAGAACATCAACCGTGTAAGTCTTCTGCAAAAGTGCATCTCCCATATACTTTTCGTTTGTGAGAATCTTTCTGATGCCGTCACTGCGCCATTTCATATTCCCGGTAGCCGTTGGAATACCATCTGCCATAAGTCCGTCTGCTATATTCTTAAGGCTTGCCCCTTGAAGATACTCTCGGAATATTCTTCTTACTACCACAGCTTGTTCTTCATCAATGATGAGATGTCCATTCTCGTCTTTTGTGTATCCCAAGAACCAATTATGGTTGACCTGAACCTCTCCGTTCTGGTATCGGAATTGAAGTCCCATTTTTACATTCTTAGAAAGTGACTCCGATTCCTGCTGTGCAAGAGAAGCCATAATGGTAAGAAGAACCTCTCCCTTGGAATCCATTGTATTGATATTTTCCTTTTCAAAGAACACAGGCACATTCTTTTCCTTAAGCTGTCTTATGTATTTAAGGCAGTCCAGAGTATTTCTTGCAAACCGGCTGATTGATTTTGTGATGATCATATCGATTTTACCCGCCATCGTATCTTCAATCATTCGATTAAATTCTTCTCTCTTTTTAGTGTTTGTACCGCTGATACCATCATCAGCATATATCCCGGCAAATTCCCATTCAGGATTTTTCCTAATATATTCCGTGTAATGTTCAACCTGGGCATCGTAACTTGTAGCCTGCTCATCGCTGTCAGTACTTACTCGACAGTACGCTGCGACCTTTAGCTTTGGCTTATCATCTGCAGTTACTGTATTTCCCACACGCTTTTTTGCCGGAATAACTGTTACATTCTTTGTTGCTGCCATCTGCTATTCCTCGCTTTCTATCAAACTGTAAATATATTCTGCCTGCTCGAAAGGGTCTGGAAAGGTAAGGTCTGCAGGTTTGAAATAAAAGGATGTGGGTATTGTTTTATTTCTATCCTTGCTTTTTCTGTCAAGCCTTCCTAGATTTCCTGCCCTTCGTGTCAGTTCTTCCTGAAACCTTTCTATGGTTTCTTCATCAATAATCTGTGGGTAATAGTCTGTACCAAGATACTTTTTATTAGAAAGCATTCTCTTGACTGTTGAGTGATTCATTTTGAATCCCGCTTTCTCAGCCGCATCAACCAGTGACTTGCCTTCAAAGTAGTATCTGTAAGTTTCCTTAATCTGCTTGACAGTCGGTTCATCGACCACAGCACATCCGTCAACTATTTTGTACCCCAATGGTATGTGTGCCATATCAATCAATCCTTTCCTTAAGTTTTAAGCCGCATTTGAATTCAAACTCAACTTCCTCTCTGGTTATAACCTTTACCTTTTCTATAAATCTTTCAAATAAGAATTCATCCCATTCGGTAAAAGGTTCTGCACTGTTAAGGAAATCAACTAACTCTTTTAGAGCCTGCTCCATCGTATATCCGGCATCGTCCATTCTGAATAACAAATCTCGCTTTGCTGTCAGATGCTCGTATTCCATAACCAATTTGTTATGTGCCTCGGCAAATACAGGTCTTTCAAGATATCCCTTGGTAAGAAGCACATTCAGCTGTTTTCGCTGTTCTTCATTGCTCTTCATTTCCTTTTCGATATCTTCCACGCTATTAGCATTCTTTTTTGAACTGCTTGTTGTGATGGAAATAAGAAGTGGCTTCAAGACCAGGTCATTGCCAAAACGCAGCTTGTTCATCATTGTAAGGAACACTCTGTTCAAATCATCTTCACGAATATACTTCATAGAGCAGAACTTGGAATCTTCCAAGTGACCGCCACAGCACCAGGCATTGTAGCTTTTCCCGTGTGAAATATAGTGATATCTTCTTTTGAAGGATCTGCCACACTCTCCGCACTTGATTTTGCCGGACATGGCATATCTGTTCTGATACTTTGATGTATCTTCGCTGCAATTACCTTTTTCAAGACCTCTCTGCCTTATGGCCTCTTTAGCCTTTTCAAAAGTATCCTTGTCAATGATTGGCTCATGATGGTCTTCGCAATAATACTGTTCTTCCTCACCATAGTTCCTTTTTCTTTTGAAGTTCTCATCCGTATAGGTTTTCTGGTAAAGAGCAGCTCCAATATACTTTTCATTAACAAGAATTCCGTTAATCGTACCACCAGTCCATTTGCCACCTTTACGGCTTGGAATTCCTCGTTCGTTCAATTCCTTTGCAATAATGTGTGTACTCTTTCCGGCAAGACAATCAGCAAATATCTGTTTTACAATCTCTGCCTGTTCAGGAACAATGACCATTTCTCCGTCCACATTGGCATAACCATACGGCGGATAAGAAAATATATATGTGCCGTTTTGAAATCTCTTTTTAATACTCCACTTTTCGTTCTCGGAAATAGAACGGACTTCACTTTCAGCCATACTGGCCAAGATTGCAAGCATCAGTTCACTCTCCATCGAGGCCGTGTGGATATTTTCTTTTTCAAAAATAATATAGACATCATAGTTCAAAAGCTTTCTGACAAGTGCCAGACAGTCAGTTGTGTTTCTACTGAATCTACTGATAGACTTTGTAATGACAAGATCGATAAGACCTTTCTCGCAGTCTTCAACAAGCCTTAACAAGCCATCTCTCTTTGCAGTCTTTGTACCGCTGATACCATCATCATAATAAATACCAGCATATTCCCATTCGCTATTGGCTTTGATGTAACTTTCGTAGTGATTTCTCTGTGTATCAAGGCTGAGTTCCTGTTCATCACTATCCGTAGAAACTCTACAGTATGCAGCTACTCTAGTCTTCTTGAAGATAGAGAAATCAACCTGATTGATTTTTGTTACATTCTTCACTTAAATCACCTCACTTTCGTATGGACATATTCCCGTAGATACCGATATATATCAAGTCATTTACTGATAAATCTCGCTTAGATAAGGGGAGAAAATAAGTCGATTTTTCTCCGATATTTTGTGTAATTCATCATCAGTAATAAGACCCTTTTCTGTCATCTTACGGACTATCTTCTCAGCTAAAATGAATTCGAACTCCTGCTGCAATTCTTCCTGTGTAAATTGCTTTTTATCCGGCTTTGGTGCTACAGCACCTTCTTCTAATTTTGTAATATGCATAAAAAAGCACCTCCTACCAGGTAGCCTTGGCAGGAGGTATAAAAGGACGTTTTCTATTAATCTTTTTTATAAAACTGACATTCATAACCATCAGCACGAAGAAGCAGACCCTTTGCCCATGGTGGAGTTCTTCCCATCTGCTCACACACTGCATCAAGGGACATATCCTTTCTGCACTCGATGATGACTTCATCATGCACATGAGCAACAATGCTGCAGTTCCTTAATGTCTGCATGGCATACATTAGAACATCCCTTGCGATTGCCTGCGTGATATTCTCGCAGAACTTGGGACCATAGCTTTCGAGTCTTTCCCACTTCTTCGTTCCACCCACACCTTCATAGGTAACAGACTCACCACCGAACTGATTCACACCCATCTTGGGTTTTACATATGCAAGCCTTCTGCCGGAAGGGAGAATGATAAACAGGAATCCACTCTCATATTCAAAACGGATACCGTGGATTTCGGTAGCAACTCTCTTTTTAACAGTTTCTTTTACACAGTTGTCTACATCCCACCATAACATTGTTATCGCAGGATTGGAATTTCTCCAGGCATACACTAGAGGTTGCAACTCATCTTCAGTAAGTCCCATTTCAATGGCACCCATAGCTTTTAATGCTCCTACAGCCCCTCCATATCCAAGAGCCAGTTCCGCAATTTTTCCCTTTTGTCTTAAGTGACCATTGATGCCGTGTTTCTCAACTGGCACTCCAAACATTTGTGATGCACTACTACAATAGATGTCTTTGCCTTCTTCAAACACTTTCATTCTCCACTTCTCGCCTGCAAGCCACGCAAGTACTCTCGCTTCAATAGCAGAGAAGTCAGCTACAATAAATTTATTATCTCCCTGTGGCACAAAGGCTGTACGGATAAGCTGCGATAAAGTATCCGGGATGTCATCGTAGAGAACCTCCAAGGCATCAAAGTTTCCACTTCGTACTAACCCTCTAGCCTCTGCAAGGTCAGGCATATGGTTCTGAGGAAGGTTCTGTAACTGCACTAGCCTTCCCGCGAATCTTCCCGTTCGATTTGCACCATAGAACTGGAACATTCCTCTCGCTCTGTTATCAATACAAACGGCATTTTCCATAGCCGTATATTTCTTCACACTGCTTTTCGCAAGCTGCTGACGAAGAGATAACACATCTACAAGATGGTCGGGAGCATCCTTAATCATTTCTGCTACTACTTTCTTTCCAAGACTGTCCGTTTCAAGACCATTTTCAGAAAGCCAGTTTTTCATCTGCTGTACGGAATTTGGATTTTCAAGACCGGTAAGTTCCTGCATCTGTTTTGTAAGTGCCGTCTTGCTCTTCTCATCAAAGGTAATGGCGTTCTTAACAAAAGCCATATCAACACCAATTCCACGGTCATTGATTTCCTGGTCTAAATGATATTCATCCCAGATATCTTCGCTTACTGGGAAACGAGATAGTTTCCACTGTATACCCATTTCTGTTTCAACATCTCGAAGGTTATATGCCTTAAACTGCGTCCACTTCTCCAAATCGTGATATGGCATATTTCTTGTTCTGCCACCGTTTACCTTGGTTGGAGAACAGGGAACACAGAAGTATTTGATGAGATTCTTGCCTTCCGACAACTTCTGCTTTTCAAGTCCCAGAACGGCTCCTACTCCTTCAAGGGATAATGGAAGTCCAAGAGTTGCAGCCCAGACAAGAGTACAACGCCATGATGATGGGTTTAAGAATCTTGCACAACGTGTAGATAACGGATGATTATCATAAAACGGATTAAGATATATCCCCATATCAGAAAGATATCTTGAAAGACATATCCTTTCAAACTGTGCATTAAATGCCCACTTTATTACAGAATCATCTGTAAGAGCATCAATGATATTGTCTGGTATCTTTTCTCCCATTGCAAGATCTACAACCTTAACCTCTCCACCGTCAACAGAATATCCGAACAGAAGGATTTCAAAATCATCACTTTCGGCATAACGGTAAACCCCAGACTTCTGCAGATTCACACTTGAAAAGGTTTCTATATCAATACTGATTGATTTCACATTTTCACTCCTTCCAAAGTAAAACAGACGGCAGAGGATAGTCCTCCACCGCCTGCGATACATAAATATTTTATTTTAGATTAAGACAGAAAATCATCGTCATCTTCTGTGGTAAAATCATCAGTTGCTAAACTACGACCTCCCAAAGGTTCTCCATCTTTGATTTTCTGAATATTTCCAAGACCACAGGCAATACCCTTATTACCATTGGAGTTGAATGCATAGAAGTTAAGAGATACCCTTGCATAGCAACCGCTATACACCTCATCACGGTCAAGGATAGGCTTTACTGCCTTATCAACAATCTGAGGTGCAGTCTTGCTATTGGCATTGATGAACCAATGTCCGGCATAAGCCTCGTCTTCACGCTCTGTATCTCCGTCACGAAGAGGAAGCTTGATTGCTGCCTTGTTAGGCTTCTTTCCACCAAACTTAGCAATGCCTTCTTCGATAGCTGCATCCACTGCAGCATTGATTGCATTTACTGTTTCTGTGTCATCTTTCGGAATAAGAACAGATACACTGTATCTTTCAGGTCCTCCATTAATTGAAGTAGGCTCCCAGCCGTGAAAATAAGAAAGTCTTGTATTCTTACCTGTGATAACCTTTGTTTTACTTACATTTGTCATAATCGTTAATTCTCCATTTTAAATTCGTTTTTAGCGTCTGTTATGTTCATTGCCTCTCTTTTATCCGTAACCGGAACAAGAGTCGGCTTTCCGGGTGGTTTATAGATAAGGTCACCCAGTACCTTTTCAAATGTTGTCTTTCCCATCAGTTTCTGCATCTCTGTAAGAGTGATAAGGCTCTGACGGTAAATGTCCTTATAACCTGCTTCCTTGGCTGCTTTGGCAACTTCGTCCTCGTCCTTGTACTTACGGACAGAGTGTCCTTCCACAACCTTGAATCCGTTCCACTGCTTACCGTGGTTTACTGCAGATTCGGTAGCATAAGCCATAATTTCATTTGCCCACTTTGTAAGATCAGGAATAACCGTCAAGATTTCTTCGATTTCCTTATCCGTAAGAAGTGGTGGAAGTTTGAATTCTTCCTGTGCCAATTTTAACTTTTCTTCTGCTCTGGCTCTGCATCTGACTGCTGCCTTACAGAAGGTACACCACTCACCGGGACAGTATTCGCCTTCGCCCTTCATGGCCATTTCAGCCTTTGGCTTTAAGACTTCTTCTGCCCAGCTCTTCAGTTCTGAAACTGAAATTGTCCAGGTACTGACATTCTCCCTGCGTGGCTGGAAGATGGACATGGACACCTCTTCGATGTCATATAAACTGTCATAGATTGCAAGGACACCGAGTGCATAGCATTTCATCTGTGGATTGTCTGTTGCATCTACCAGAACTCCCATGCCATACTTGAAATCAATGATGTGCAGTTTATCGTCCGAAACAATCACACAGTCTGCAGTTCCGTACCCGTCCGGCACATATTCAGAGAAGTCTACGTGTTGCTCTATCAGCACTAATGGGTCCTTACAATTCTGCTTTACAATATCAAGCTGTTCCAAGACAAAGTCCACATATGCATCGGTGTGTTCCTGCATCTCATCACTGTCATATGCTGAGACAGGTCTTTTACTTCTTCTGCGGAGTGCCTTTTTCAGCTTGTGTTCGCACCATGCGTGAGCAGCTGTTCCTTCTTCTGCTGCCTGACTTGTCTTATTTTCAAATTCTGATTCAAGACTTGCACTTGGTGTACAGTTGAGCCATCTGTGAGAACTTGAAGGGGAAAGGAATGCATGATTACTCATTTCCAAGCACCTCCGCCTCTTTGATGATTTCTGCATACTTGCTAGGGTCGATGTCGGATAACTTGCTGCCTCCGTATTTAGCAATCAAACCCTTAACCTCTGCAGTAAGACCGTTCTGGCTCTTTTCAGCAAGAACTCCTCTTACATCTTCGAGTGTATAAACCTTGGCTTTTTCCTTCTTAGGCTTTGAAGTCTTTTCAGGAATCTGTGCTACAGGCTGTGCCTCAATTACTTCTGCAGATTTGAACTCTGAAAGAACATCAGCTACCACCTGAAGACTGTCTGCAAGATTACGCACATTCGTGATGACGTTAACAACAGCGTCAAGTAATTCAGTTACTTTTTTCATGGTCTACCTCCTTCCGTAACTCTTGTGATGGCAAGTTCCTCAATCGTATCTCCCGGAACAAGAATCATAATTTTCTGCTTTTTACCAAAGAGCATTCTCATGAATCTTTCTCTCAAAGTGATATTCTTGTAGGAAACCATGCCGTTTCGTTGTGGCTTGTCAGAAACACTAATGTGAAGATTATGTTTCATCGTTACACCTCCAATTCCGAGAGCCTTGTTTGCTGCCCTCTAACTATTAGCCTTGGGAAGATGTTCAAAAGGACGCTTTTTGAAAACCTTTTTAATTTTTCTTTTCATCGTTTTGCTCTTCCTAACTAGTAGCCGTCTGCAAGTCATCAAAAGGATGATTTCAAGAAAAAAATAAAAGGCCTGCCCACACTCCGCAGAATGCAGACAGGCTCATAGCACTGTAAACTATATTATTTTAAGAGTTCATTGACTCTCTGCTGTACCTTTGCATAATCATATCCGGCTGCAGTAAGCTTTGCCTTTCTATCGGCACCATTGCCCCACATACCTTTGATAACTTCTCTTGCCACCTCGTCTACCGTTTTGGTACTTGAGGTCTTTGGTGTTTCTGCTACCGTACCCTGAACAGTACAATATGTAGGGTTACCGAGCCAAATCCATCCTGCTCCACTCTTAAGTCTGCCCCATCCGTCTTTTACTTCCACAATGGTAAATACACCTTTTCCTGTCTGACCCTTGACCTTTCCATCCATTGACGGTTCCGAGCGGTAATTCAAACTATCAATGATTACCTTTACACTAAATGGTGCAGCCGGGAACTCCGTCACGGTATCTGGTGTTGATGATTCTGGCGCAGGTGTTTCCAAAACATCATACTGTGTCAGATTCCATTTTTCGATAATGGCACACAGCTTGTCTACATAAGTAAGTGATGTCGCATAGCCACCATCCTTGATAAGCTGCGCCACTTTCTTGTAATCCGTCATACCCTTAATGCCTTTATAACGGAGTGCCTTTCCGTTCTTGGCACCAAGAAGATAAGCTGAATGGTCTGCAACCGAATCCTCAACACAGGAATACTTTCTGAAATCAGCCGTGATGGTTTCATATGAGCCATCAGCATTCTGCTCCTGTGTTTTCTTGGTATAAACGGAAGTACCGTCCCATGATGAACCTGACCATGTATTCCCGGACAGGGATTTCTTCATACCAAACATATTATTGGCATTCTGTCCGAGTTCGCTCTTGCCGTAGCCACTTTCAAGAATAAACTGTGCAGCCGAGATGGACGCAAGAATACCACTCTCCTTCATGTCTTTTCGGCATAATTCTCCAATAATCGGCACGGCATCTTTTTCCGAAAGGCCTGCAAACACAACAGCCTGTGTTCCTTCTGTCTTTTTAGCGCCGTCCATTGCAGCTTTCACCGCTTCACGGAAGGTATCCATTGTGTATCCCATCCCAAGCTGTGACCACAAATGCTCCGGGTCACCGTGGTTGGATGCAATGCCCCTGCTGTGTCCTTCCTTATGGGAAATGATTACCCCATCTGCAAGAGGGTCCAGACCATACTTATCACAAAGCATGGCAAACAGCTCCACGGCTGCCTCATAGGTTCTTTTCGTCACAGCCTTTGCCGTAGCACCATCCGAGCATTTAAATGTTGCTCCACCCGTGTAGGTAATGCAGGCAGGCTCACACATCTCTACACCGATATGAGTATTATTGCCGGAACCATTAATGGATGAACCGCAATGCCAGCCACGATGGTTCCACGGAAGTGTCTGATATACGGTGCCGTCATTCCCATCAATAAATCCGTGGACACAGGCTCTGTCAAATGACGGACTGTTCCAGTTTTTGATAAAAGCAGAAGCACTCGGCTGGGAACATCCAACCGAGTGCAGCATAAGACCTTTTACTGTAATCTTTCTCCCCACCGTATAACAGGGATTCTTTGTAAGAATACTCTCAACAAGTTTCATTCCTCATCCTCTCCTTTCACTTCCGGGAGACCTGCAATACCTGTAAGCAAAGACAGAATGCCTGCAAGTACTGATGCAGATGCCACCATAACCCAGTTCACATCTCCCATTACGGCAGATGTACCGATAGTTGCGACCGCTGTCTGAGCCACGGTCTTGACTGCTCTGATTCCGGCTGCTGTAAGCCACTTCTTCCAATAATTACTCATTGTCCTGTTCCTCCTTGTTTGGTTTTCTGTTTGGCAGTTTCAGTAATTCTGCCCGTCTGCTGTCGAGGATTCCGTTTTCGCCAAGGCTGTGATATGCCTGGTACTGATTTTCCCAATCCTCCATGTGTTCCTCTGAAATCCAGCCATTGTCCATATAGAAATGGTACTGTTCCAATAGCTGTGACCTCATCTGTGCCTGCTGTGCCTTTGCCAGCACTTTCAGCTGTTTGGTGTACTGCACACAGCATCTGATACACCACACCGTCATGGCAAAGATGGAGGGGATACCCAACGCACCAAGCCATGAAATGATTTCCATGATTTCTTTACTCATGAACCTTCCTCCCTTCAAATTTGTGCATAATAAAAGCACCTACCCAGCTTGGATAGATGCTTACTGCTCCTGAATCGTGTATGTGATTTTCATTGTCTTATCTGCTGTCTTTGTAACAGGCTCAGACAGGTTATTGATGGTTGCCAGGTAATTGGCAGGAATGAAAAATGTGCTTGTCGTATAATTCCCAAAGCTGCAATAAAGCAGCATTGGATGATTAAGAACCGGGGTGTAACACGGCATATAATAACAATTGTATATCTCAAAGTTCTCTGTCTTCAAAATGGTGTCTGTTTCAGTATTCAGGACGTAAATATGCCTGTAACTTGAATTGCTACTATTTGTTTGATAATAAATTCTTCCGTTCATTGCGTACATCGGAAGTCCGTCATTGGAACCCATACCATTCCTTTTCATCTTCACAACATTTGCGGAGTTTCCAATTTCAAATTTGTAAATCTCATATGAACTGTTGTACCCTTTAAGATAAACAAATCCATTATCTGCAAAAGCAAATCTCATGCCACTGGTGTTAAGCTTTTCATCTGTAGTATTGGTCATCGTCCACTGTCGAATGCTCCAGTCACTCAACTGTATTCTTGTAATCTGGAATGTTCCATTTGTGTTAATATAAGAACTCGCAGACGAAAAAATATACAGGCAGTTTTCATTTATATCGTAGTTATAGGCAATATACGATGTACTTAATGCTGTTGCTAATGCATCAAGTTCTGTCTCCTCAATAAGTGCCTTCTGTGAATACGGATTCTCAAAAACAGATACCGACTTAAGATACATCCTTCTTTTCACAATGGAGATAGAATTCGCATTCTTAATCTTAAAATAATATGCTGTATCATTGTCCGGATCCAACAAAAATAAAAGTTCTGTTGTTCCAACTGTACATCCAGAGTACTTATCTCCCGTGTTTCCACCCGTGTAAGATGTGTGAACATATTGAAGTGTTCCACTATAAGGCGAAATAGCGAGCGCAGCCCCCGTATTCAAAACTGCATCATTACTGCCATAACCATTGTATCCTCCCAATTGATGAGTAAGGCACACACACGAAATTGTTCCATTCGCCTGCGATGTAGTGAAATCATATACAAACTTCATATATTTCTGCTTGCTGTTAAATTCACTCTCCGTCTGATTATATCCGCCTCTCATTTTTCCTGTAGTATTGTTCTGCGTGTTATATACGGCACATCCCACCATATTTGTGTTTGAGGGTGCATATAACTGATTTGCATCCTCCTCGATATTGTTATCAAACAGCAGCAATCCTCCCAGCAAAGTTCTAAAGTATGAATTGTAGCTGTTGTAAATGGTATCTGCATTTACCAGATGCCCAAGCGGAGCAAATATGTTTGCAAGCGCATTCGTGACCATATTTTCTTCCTTAATCACATTGACTTCGCCTGTATTCACATCGGTAAGTTCAATCGTCATTTTTCCCTTTAACATGAAATTCCTCCTTAATTTTCATAGGTTATTTTGAATCTCGATATTGTGGCATTATCATGTAAAACAAATTTGATGAATAGTTTCTTATTCTCCGGCAGGCTTTCCCAAAGCTCTGTTACATCAGTATTAAGCCAGTCATCCATCAAGATTTCTTCCGAGTAAGTTTCTTCATTATCAAGGGAATACATAACCCTCACATCCCCGGAATACTGTGCAGTCATCATCGTAATTCCTATAATTGAAATATGACTCATATCCGCAACGCAACGGATAGTCTTTGGGTACGGATAAGCGGTAACAACATCCTTTATTAGCTGCTCATCTCCGCCAGCTCTCCAATACAAAATCTGTGGGTTGTCAATTGTCACAAGAATTTCATTCGAAGGAATATCGAGAGAACCAAACTCATAAAAGTCTGCAGCCGTTGGAGTATCTTCTGTTATTTCCTTAAGCACTCCATCTGAAATGGTACAATATTTTCCATCTGCTTTAAGTAAAAATCCATATGAGAAATAATCAATACCTTTGTAATTATCATATACAATTTGCCAGTTCTTTCCTTCATCATCCTGATGGTAAAAGCTAACCATCGTTCCTCTAGCCTGTCCAGTATTATCGATAAGGTTAAGTGCCGTAGTCTGTCCGTTACAAACAATCTGTGAGATTCCTGTATTCCCACTAGTTGGTATCTGAATCACATTTAGGAACATATCCCTATTGGACATGATAAATAATTCAAAAATCAGTCGGTTGCTATCATATCTCTGACTATAAACTGTATAACCTTCAAATCTGATTTTTAAGAACTTTACTCCGTTGCCGCAAGTTCCTTCCTGTCTCCATATAGCTGTGGAACATCCATCTCTTTGCATTACATAAAGCTGTGATGTGTTTGCACCAAATCCAATCCAATGATTACTGGAAATATAAAGAGTCGATGCAGATATGCCATTAAACAAAAAATCTGAAAGCCCTGCAGTTGAAAATGTACTATCATCGCTATATCCATTGCTTACATAAGACATTCCTTCCGTTGTATTAAGAAAATCATTAAGAACTGTCTTTTCCACTCCTGTTTCAGATACAAGGGTTAATTCTGTCCCCGCATCTGCAACAAACATAAGACTTGTAAAGCAAACAGGTACTTCCGGCTCAAAAGGAAGCAAACCAGAGTATATTAGCTCTGACTTTTCTTCATCTTCATATATAGAAATCTCTCCCTCGCCCCTTATCCGGTATATTTTTAGAGGAGTTTCAAATGTCACATTCTCTGTTCCGGTATCAAGGACAATGGCAGTTGCATCTGCCCTTTTCCAGTTGTATTCATCCTCTATGATTCGCATATTGTGACCTCCTGACTTTCCACTCTTTCAAATGGCGTAGTATCGATTTCAAGCACCTGCAGATTTCCGTAAGCAATCTCTCCTTCGGTAGAAACATAGGTATAAACTGCAACCATCTGATATGCATTGTCCTCATTGAGTTCAATATAAGCCGGGTCAAACTCTCCCGGGAAATCCTTATCCATTGAAAATGTATGAACTACTTCAACACACGTAACTCTCTCATTAAGAAGATCATAACCGAATGGCCACTCTGCAATCTGTATTCTTCCAAAACTCTGTGTGAACATCGACTTTGCAGATTCTGGGAATGCAGCTTCTGCACTTGAAGTAAATCTGTTAACCTTAAACTCCTGTTTTGCAAAACCAATTCTCTCAAAGGAATCTGTAATGGTAATACGACCGTTCCAATCCCCGATACCTGCCACAAGACCCTGTCCACTTAGGGTTGCCCGAATCTGCGTTTCTCCAATACTTCCTCCCCCATCACTAACCTTGAGCCACATTGTAAATGTATTCTCACAGTTTTCCTGTACTGAACTTAATGGGAAGAATAAAGTGATGAGCTGTTTTCCTTCATGACATATTTGTGTGGGATGAAAATCTTCCACCTCATCTCCATTGATTTTGTACATAACCTCAAGAACAGGATGCGTCTTTGTAACAAAAGTAAAATCCACATCTTTTTCCGTTTCTTCCTCATCACAGACTGCCATACCAGATATTTTCTCTGTAATCTCATAAGCAGAAATGTCAACAAGCACTTCTGCAAGAAACATGGCACTTGTGGATTCCTTTGACACAAAAGTGATATTCAAAACCTCCACAAAAGAATCATATATTTCATATGGACTTACATTTACAAAATCGTACACAACTGTCTTATTCTCTTCCACCTGGTTTAAAAGACCACTAATATTCTTATCATTCTTACTCTTTGCTTCAGCAAGTTTCGGATTCTTACCTACACACTTCAAGGTGTGCTTTCCGTTGATTTTATAGGTAATACTTGTAATGCAGGATATCTTTGTTTCATCTGCATGACCTCCGCTGAATACCAGACAATCCATCGGATCTAATGCCGGATTACCAATTGTATTACTATCAAAAGGTACATATTCGACTTTTGATACTGCAAGTAAGATGGCATTAAGGATTCTCGCCCTGGTCGTCTTTAGTCCAAATTGAAGAAGCGGATTTACACCAAGATTCATGGTAAGTGCATCATCCTTTTCAAGAGCATAATACTCCGACTCTTCTGTAATTTTATTTGTTGAGGAAATAGCCGTATATCTTGTCACAAAATCAGAATAGGAACTGTCATATCTGTGCTTTGCCTCTATAGTCCTTATTGCTGTATTTCCATAAGGAATAAGTTCCAGTTTCCCTTCACGGTTAATCTGGCATACGCACCCAAGAACCTGTGCTACATAAAAAAGCAAATCCCGATAAGTTTCGATATCATTTTCTGAATAAATGCCGAGTGTTTCCTTTCCATTTGTCATTTTATCTATTTCTGCCTGAGTGTGAGCCAATGCCACCTTACAGGTATTACAGATAACATTCAAAAAGTTATATGGTGTACCACTTGATGATTCAAGATTCAATTTCTTATCAAAACGGAGCATATAATCATAGGCTTTTATCTCTATTGTCTTGAAATTCCTGTTTGCCTCTGTTACTTCAAATATTCCCATTGGTATGGTTTCCTCGGTCTTATCCGGGAACACCAGATGGAAGAAAAGTTTAACCTCGGCTCCATCAAGAGTATATCTGTCAATTGTTGAAAACAAAGAAATTCCCATCTCTGCAGCATACACGGATCCAAGTTCGATTTCACTACTTCCACAGCAGGAACGGGTAATGTAACCACTTCCTTTGACAATATCGTCATTCCCAAAATCGTAAGTTTTCTTTGCCTTGGTTGTTATTGTCCCCGTCCAGTAATAATTCCTGCTATTACTGTCTATCTGTTCTAAAAACTTATCTGATACAGGATACAAACAACCACCTCCTAAAATTCATTTAATGTAAAGGAAACCTTCCACAATCCCTTTCGTGAGGTATCCTTTTCAAGTTTTGCCTTAAATCCAGTCACATACATTTCTGTTTCCTTCTGCTCCAAGACCTCTGTATCAAAATACAAAACAGTCAGCTTATCCATTTTAGAAAAGGCTGTCAGCTGCTTAAGCCAGACTGCAGTCACAGAAAATGAGACTGAGATTGTTACCACCCCCTGTCTCACTACATCTCTTTGTGTCGTTCCTGCCTCTGTTTCTCCTGTGGTATCTGCCTCCACGGAAGAAAGGTCTACATCATACGAATCCGGCAGAGGAAGATTCGTACCATTAAAATTCAGATATTGAAAAAACGCCATTTATCTTCCTCCACTTCTTAAATTGATTCTCTGCTGTGCGTTTACTACAATCTCATCAAGCATTGTTCCACCAATATAGACCGGGATAACGGTATCTCCACCATTGGTATTGATACCCGCAAAAGCTTCACGGATTGCTCCCACAATGCTTGCCGTGTTCTGTGCCGATGTGTTCGATGTGCTTTCCATTGCCGCTGATGTGGCATTCACATTCGGATTGATGACCATATCCTGTGATACTCCTTCCACAGCCTTTGCCACCACATCCTTACTTTTTTCAATTCCCTTTGCCAGTCCGTTCATGAAATCAGGCATCCATGACTCATACTCCGTCAAAGGTCCCTCGTCCGGCACGGAGAAGTGAAGGAAGGACTTAATCTTATCAGCCACACTCTTTACGGCATCTCCCACGGCATTGATACAACTCTTGATACCATTTACGATTCCCATTATCATGTCCTTGCCCCACTGCAATGCCTGTGAAGGAAGACTTGTGATAAAACTGATAGCCGTCTGGAATCCGCTCTTGATTGTGGATGCAATCTTTCCCACTGTATTTTTTATGGCAGAGAGAATATTGTTGAACACAGTAGATACCGTACTCTTGATTCCATTCACAATACTGCTGATAGTGGATTTTATTCCATTCCAGATACTGCTTATCGTACTTTTAATGGTATTCATTACCGTTGTGATTGCTGTTTTAATGCCATTCCAGACTGTTGTTATGACCGTTTTTATCGCATTTACAACCGTTGTGACTGTGGTCTTGATGGCATTCCAAACCGTGGTAATCACCGTTTTGATAGCATTTATTACTGTGGTGATTACCGTCTTGATGGTGTTCCATGCCGTAGTAAGAAAAGTCTGTATAGCCGTTACAACTGTGGTAATTACAGTTTTGATGGCATTCCAGACTGTTGTTATGACCGTTTTTACAACATTGAACACGGTAGTGATAATGGTCTTGTAAATGTTAAAATAAGTGGTAATGATGGTTTTTATCACTTCAACCACTGTAGAAAAAATCGTCTTGATTCCTTCCCATATCCCACTGAAAAAAGACTTGATTCCATTCCATATGGTAGTGGCTGTGGTAGATATAGCTTCCCATGCAGTTGAAAAGAAAGATTTCAGACCTTCCCATACTGCCATTGCTATGGATTTCACATTTTCCCATAAATCAATCCAAAACTGCCGGAATCCGTCACAGTTATTCCACAGATAGATAAACGCAGCCACAAGTGCTGTAATGGCTGCAATGATCAGGAATATCGGATTGGCAAGCATTGTGGTGTTAAGAGCCATAAAAGCAGTCTTTACTGTATTGATAACCCCGGCTACTTTCGGAACAATCGTCATGATTGTGCCAACGGCAGAGATTACCTTCCCTACCACAATAAGTACCGGTCCCAAGGCTCCGGCTACGAGTGCAACCGTGACAATGACTTTCTTCGTTCCCTCATCAAGGGAGTTCAGCCAGTCCACCACCTTCTGTACTGCACCCACGATACTCTTTAATGCAGGCATCAGTAACTGACCAAAAGAAATAGCCAGCCCTTCAAGAGCTGACTTTAGTAATGTTAACTGACCCTGTAAATTATCAAGTTGTGTGTCTGCCATCTGCTGTGCAGCCCCACCGCTGTTCTCAATGGATGACTGTAAATCATCCCATGTACTTCCCGTATTCGCTAACAGGGCATTCACGGATGCAAGGTCTGTCTTATTGAATATCTTACTGATGATGTTATCCTTTTCAGCGGATGTCATCCCATCCATCGAAGTATTCAAATCTCCAAGGATATCATTCATGCTACGCATATTGCCTTGTGAGTCATACACCTGAACCCCCAGGGACTCCATTGCCTCGGCAGCCTTATCCGTAGGATTCTGCAAAGACAGGATGATGTTTCGAAGATGTGTACCACCCTCTGCACCCTTAATACCGTTGTTTGCCAGAATACCAAGTGCCGTATTAAGTTCTGCTGTTCCGCCTTTGATGGATTTTGCCGTTGCACCAATCGTAAGAATACCTTCTCCTAACTGTGCAACGGATGTATTGGTCGATGAAGCAGTCTTTGCCATCTGGTCTACCATCTTATCGGCATCGGAGGTTTCCATTCCAAGGGCAGACATGGCATCCGTTACCATGTCCGATGCAGACGCAAGGTCAATCCCACCTGCCGCCGCCAGATTCAGAACAGTCGGAAGTGTGTCTGCCATTTCCTGTGTATCATATCCGGCAAGTGCAAGATAATTCAGAGCCTCGGCACACTCCGTAGCAGAAAATGCTGTGGATGCACCCATTTCCTGTGCAAGATTGGACAGGGCATCCATCGTATTGACACTCTGTCCGTCAAGAGTAGACATGGAGTCCTTTGTGATTCCCATTGTAGCCTGCACCTGACTCATGGAACTTTCAAAGTTGGCAGCCGTGGTGACCGATGCAGTTCCAAGACCAGTCACGGCAGCCGTCACCGGGAGAAGTTTCTTTCCGGCATTGGAGATATTATCACCCGTAGTCTTTAAGGATTCGCCCGTGGCAGCAATCTTTTGTACTGCCGCAGCGGACTGATTTGCCTGTGTTTCAAGACTCCTTAAGTTCTGTTCCGTTTCCACGATTTCCCTTTGAAGGGCATCATACTGCTCCTGCGAAATATCTCCATTTGCGAGTGCAGTATTCGCCTGTTCGGCTGCCGTCTTTAATGTGGTAAGCTTCTGTTTTGTTTCATCAACAGCCTGTGCCAGGAGTTTTTCCTTCTGTGCAAGAAGTTCTATATTACACGGATCCATTTTTAATAATTTCTCGACATCCTTTAACTGGGTCTGGGTTGATTTGATTTCTCCGTTCAGACCCTTAAGGGCTGTCTGCAATTTGGTGGTATCTCCACCAATCTCAACAGTAATACCTTGTATTCTGCTTGCCATAGGTTTCCCTCCTCTCTCCTAAAAATAGGCATAATAAAAGCACCGACATTTCTGCCGATGCTCTTACTTAAAATCTATCGAATTATCACAACCAGAAGAGTATCTACACCTTTTTACAAAAGGCCGGAGTTTTCAATGGCTTTCGCAGAAAAAGGTGTAGATTTTGTTTGGAGTTGACTCTCTTGAAAAATCTGCGCCAGCTTATGGGTTCCAGACACATTCTGAAAAATATACTTGACCGAAGTGGCAAATAAGTCACATCAGCTACTTTTTTGCATCAAAAATTCAGAATGTGTCGGTTAAGAGCAGATTCTGATAATATCCAGTCATCCCATTTGTACAAAACAAAATTCACACCTCAATGTCTCGGAAGCCTTGATTTTACTGGCATTCTGTTGAGAGGTGTGGATTATATCTGAGTTGTGATATTTTGACTTATTTTAACGTTAAAATAAATCAAAATCCTCCTGTGTTGCCAGTTCCTTATATCCCTTGTAATCATCATTCCCGTTCTCTGCGTACATATCGTTTACAAGACCAATCGTAAGAAGGTCAAGGTCACGAATGCTTATGCCAAGCTGTACGCATCGGAGCAGGAATAATGGTGTTGTCATCGGGCGGTCAGTTGGGCGAAGTTTTTTTTAGATTCCACCTCCGTCTGCACATTCAGTCCCCACAATTCAATGATGGACGGCAGTACCTGGTAAATGGAAAAGGTGTTAAATTCATCAAGCCACTCTTCCGGGGTGTCCGGGATATTCGGATCTGCGTGTTTGGCCATTACATAGGCAATGTTCTCAAACATCTCAAGGGAGAACAAATCAAGATTGGAATTATTCTCATCCCCTTCTCCCACAGCCTTCTCCAAGGAACGAAGGTCTTTATAAATATCTCTGTTAAACTTGATTCTGTAAATTCTCGGAATGGCTGCAGATGCCTTGAATGGCACCTGCTTTCCGTCAATCTCTACTTTTCTTACGATACTCATGCTTCTGCCTCACTTTCTGTATTTGTGGTGGTGGATGTCATGTAAACAGCTTTGTACCAGTCTTGGTAAACGGTATCTGTTGTGTCATCCCCGGTCTTTGCCTTTACAAAACCATTTGCAAGTGGTGTTGCCTTAAGGGAGAGTGTTTCGGTCTGTACTTCGATTTCGTCCTCATTCGTCTGGGATTCGATGGAAGGACGGCTCGCAGCACACTTGTAAAGAACATGGCGGATTTTCTTGATATCCCCGTCAAATTCAAACAGAAGTGCAAAATTGGCAGTCTCCACATTTGCATTCTCCACAAGCACCTTATTGTCATCCAGCTGTTCCTTCAGCACATCCACACGGAATGACTCCGGCACCATTGCAATCTCAAGGTCACCCTCATAACCCATGTTGTTGCTGATGGTATAATAGGCATACCCGTCTGCATAAAAGTTGCTCGGCTCTCCATTTGCATCAAGACCGATAGACACAGCACCCGGAATCGGTACGGGAGTGCCATAGGAAACATTACCCGCCTCATCGATGTTCAGCAGGGCATAGTGTACATTTTTGAGGTTGTACTTTACCTTGTTCTTCTTATTAGCCATTTCGATTCCTCCTTATACTGGCATCGCAAATTCAAAGGCTACTTCATAGAGTTTTTCATCCTCTATCCATACCTCATTCCTTGCATAAAAAATGCCGTAGCTGTCAAGCACGGCGGTTACTTTCTGTTCCAACATTGGATCCTTAAAATCCGTATAAAGTTCTATCCTTACCCCTCTTATCCTGTAATACACTTTCCCATCGGCTGCGAAATTGTCATCATCTGGGAGCAGGTAACAGATAAAGGGCGGGTCCGGGCTTTCCCCTTCTGCAAAATGGTCATAGGCAAAAGGGATACCCATCTCTTCTATGATTTTCACTACTTCTTCCATCATGAACCTCCAAGTGCCTTTTTGATGTCATTTTCGAGTTCCTTTACTGCACTCTCTTCCGCAGGTGCGATATGGGGTCTTGCAGATACTCTTCCACCACCACGCTTGGCATGGCCATGTTCAAGCAGGTGGGCAAGCTGATATCTGTTCCTTGAATGAACGGTAAGTTCCAAAGAATTAGAAGTTTCCTTCGTTTTTTTAACAGACCAGCTTTTGGCATAGGCACCTTTATCCTTGGGAGCAGACGCAGCAATCTCTTTTCTTACTGCATTTCCTGCTTTCCTTACCGACTTCTTCAAATCATCTGTGGCAATATCAGCATATTCTTTCAAGCCTTTCATGATTTCATCTGCAAGATTATCAATCGTAACATTTGCCATGCTTACCGCCTCACTTTCTCACATTTTAGTTTCAGACATTTTTTCTTGTAATTCATGTGGTCAACAGAAATGATGTTATAAAGAGAGCCTTCAAAGAGAACTCTGTGCTTTGTAACATCAAGGTCTGCAAGAGCCTTACAGTATCTGACCGTAAAAGAAATATCCGAATCATCTACAATAAGGCCTGCCACACTCTTTTCAGAACCACCTTCGCCACTTACAGTTGCAAAGCAGGTGTGATAGTCAGTCCAGGTATTCTTATGATTGCCGATTGCATCTACAACAGCTTCATTCTTCTGCACGGTAATCTTCACATTTAAAAGTGCAACCTCCATCAGAACACACTCCTTCTAACACCTTCAAGAAGTGAGCGAAGGGAAATAGTAAGCTGATGATGGTCGGCATCTTCTCGGTGTTCATACAAATATGCAACTGCATACATGACGGCAATCTTTGATGATGGAATCGCACCAAGTTCATCAACTGATAACCTGGCTATATCTGCACAGAGGTTCTGCCCGGTTGTTATGAAGTTTTCGATAAGTTCATCATCGTCATCAAAGTCCACACGAAGATAACCCTTCATCTCATCAAGGCTTACAATCATATCAATCACCACCTCCTAAACGAATGTGACACACTATGACTGACATTCCCTATATCTATATATAGGCTTTAATTTTTAATCCCTATAAAAAGGATAGTAAATAGCCGTCATAGGGTGTCACACTTAATTATTCTTAAGCCTTAGTAGTAGCAGTTTCTTCCTTAAGCTTTAATACCTGTACTGCTTCAGGAAGGATAAGCTTACCATCAACTCTTTCCTTTGCCACATAACCAATCATACCGTTGCCTGCAAAAAGTTCACGAAGCTCACCAAAAGAACGAGAACCACGGTCACCAATGTTGTAGTAGCTGTAATCACCGAATGCAATCGCATTAGCAGGTGCAAAAGAAGAAGTGTGTACGGCATAGCCAAGCACTCTGTCAGGTTCTCCTTCCTTGTAAGAAGGCTGCCAGATATATGTACCGTTGTTGTCCTTAAGCTTTCTAAGAGAAGCAAGTGTAGCATCGTTCATAATGAAAGATGCATTCTTACGGTAAGGTCTCTTAAGACCATATACAAGGTCGATAAGGTCATCGGACTTAATAGCCGCAGTAAGAGTTCCGGCAATCTGACCACCACCAGTTGTTGCAAAAATACCAGTAGGCTTGCCTTTACCGTCACCGTTAAGGAATGCATCCTCTTCGGCATTTGCTAAAGCCTTACCGAACTGTGTAATGATGTAGTTTTCAAGACCGAATGCATTGTCATAAAGCAGCTCTTCAGTTACCTTGATTGCTACATGAAGCTTGTACGCATCAAGATAAATCTGGTCGAAAGTAGCATCACCAAAAGATAATGTTCCACCTTCCTCAATCCATGCGGCTGCAGGCTTTGTTGCTGCGATGTTAATCTTGTGCTGACCTGCAGTAGTAATCTTTGTAGCAAGATTACGCATGATGTTCTCACCATCAAGCACATCAATAAGTCTGCGGTCATACTCTTCCGGCACAAGGTAACCACCGTCTGCATCCACACCTTCCTGAAGCACATTGCTTATATTTCGGAAGTTAGAACGCATCGCAGTAAGCATTGCATCCTTATATGAATCAGATGCACGACCAGTCTTTACTTCCTTGGCATCACCCATAAAAGGCTTTCCGGTAATCGGAGAATTAACAGGCTTAGAGAGTTCAGCCTCTCTGCGTTCTGCTCTCTGCTGACGGTCAATTGCAGTAGTCAAATCTTCAATTTCCTTTTCCATCTTGTTGTAGGTAGCTGTATCCTCATCAGAAAGCACACCATTCTTGTCCTCGTGAGTTTCAACAAAGTTCTTTGCAGTTTCCCACACCTTTGCTCTCTTCTCGATTAATTCTTTAATAGTCATAGTAGAATTCCTCCCTTAAATGAATTTCTTTATAAAATCAAGACGCTCCTTGATGTCTTTTGCAGGAGTGCCTTTGTTAGCAGACGGATTGATTTCTGCCTGCTTGGTTACTGTAGGTTTTGGCTGGCTATAGTGTTTTTCCAGCTTGTTCATAAGAGCGTTGTTTACCGCCTTGCGTGAAAAAAGCATCGAGTCCGAAGGTTTCTTGTCCTTCTCTTCAATGCTTTCCTCATCTTCATCCTCTTCTTCGGGATCTGTATTCGGTTTTGTTTCTGCTCTTGTGATGATGTCATCAGCAAAGCCAAGTTCAACTGCCTTGTTTGCATCCATCCAGGTTTCAGCATCCATCAAGTGACTAAGCTTTGCTCTGGAAAGACCAGTCTTAATCACATAGGCATTGATGATGGACTCCTTAACCTCTGCAAGCATATCGATAGCCTTCTGCATTTCTGCATGGTCACCGAATGCTACGGTTGCAGGATTATGAATCATCATCATGGAAACAGGGGACATAAGCACGTCGTTTCCTGCCATCGCAATGACCGATGCTGCTGATGCTGCAATACCATCAATCTTCACTGTGACATTTCCTTTGTACTGTGTGAGCATATTGTAGATCTGAGCCGCAGCCACACAGTCACCGCCCGGAGAATTAATCCATACGGTAATATCTCCACTTCCGGCATTTAACTCATCCTTGAAAAGCTGTGGTGTGACATCATCATCAAACCAGCTCTCTTCGGCAATGGTGCCGTGTAACTCAAGGACTCGTTCTTCGACTTCTTCGTTTGCCTGGTTCAGAGTTTTTCGACTCTTCCAGTTCCAGAACTTCTTGTTCTTCATCTGTCTTCTCCTCTCCGTCTGATGTATCCGGGCTTGCAGCAAAGATACCTGCATCTTCAAGCTTGGTCATGTTGCCGTTGATAAGGTAAAGGTCACCACCGAGTTCTGCAGGAATCCTGTCGAGATTCTCAAGTTCCCTTATGTCATTGGCAGACATCCAGCCATTCTGTCTTGCAGTGGCATAACCGTTCATACGGCTCTGATAGTCACCACGAAGAAGTCCGTCTACATTAAACTTGATAAAATAATTCTGTTTTTCCTCTGCTGTTAACAGAGAACGAGCCATATTCTGCTCCCACCTTGAAACCCAGGGGTCAAGAGTGTATTTCACAAATTCAAGTGACTGCTGCTCAATATTAGAAAAGCTCGACTTCTCAAGGTCACCTACCATGTGTGGAGGTACTCTGAAAATTCGAGCAATCTCATCTATCTGAAATTTTCTTGTTTCTAAAAACTGAGCCTCATTTGGAGAAATAGAAATCGGTGTGTACTTCATTCCTTCTTCCAGGACGGCAACCTTATGTGAATTTGCACTTCCACCAAAAGTCTGTGACCAACTGTCCCTGACCTTTGATGGATCTTTAAGAGTTCCCGGATGCTCAAGCACTCCACTTGGAGCAGCACCATTGGCATAGAACTTACTGCCGTACTCTTCAGCTGCGATTGCAAGACCGATAGCATTCTTGGCCATTGCAATTGGCGAGTAACCTACAAGACCGTCAAAGCCAAGTCCCGGAATATGCATTACTTCGTCAGGTGTAAGTTTGACTGTTGCTCCCTTATTGGTAGGAGCATCGTCTGAACTTACTTGATATTCGTAATACAGACGTCCGTGTTCATCTCGGTCAACTTTCATTCTGTCCGGCATAAGAGGATACAAAGCAATAATCTCACCCTTACCGTTCCTAATAATCTGTGCATAGGCATTGCCCCACAATAGCAGATGGGTCATAAGTGTTTCCCTGAAAACAAAACTGGTCATTTCCGGGTTCGGCTCATCATGCAATAGCATATACAGTGGATGATCTACTGCCTTAACCTTACTGCCATTCTCTCCATATTTATAAAAGTGCAATGGCAGGCTTGCTACTGCTTCGGACAGGATACGCACACAGCTATAAACTGCAGTCATCTGCATGGCAGATCGTTCATTCACTCTTTTACCACTTGTGCTATTTCCCATAAAAAAGCTATAGGCACTACCACTTGTTCGGTTTGTGGGGGCATCTCTTGTCCTGAATAAGCCTTTAAGAATTCCCATTCCAATCACCTTACCTTTCCAAACTAAAATACCAATAAGCCTCGTGTATCGTAGACTGATTCAGTCACTTCATTACCGCATCTGATTGCTCTATCAAGTGCCATGATTGTTGCAATGGCACCGTCAATCTTTTCAGTTGATTTTTCCTTATCTGCCTTGATGTTTCCTGCTGGGTCAGTACGAATAAATATGTTATCCATATTCCAACGAAGAACCGGATGTCCACCATGTGCTATCTTCTGTTCAAGCACAAGTTTCATCAGTTCCTTGGTCGGTGGACTCATATCCTTGAACCCCTGGCCAAAAGGCACTACGGTAAATCCCATACCTTCCAGGTTCTGCACCATCTGTACTGCTCCCCAACGGTCAAAGGCTATCTCTCTGATGTTGAAACGCTCACCAAGACTTTCTATGAAACTCTCGATGTAGCCGTAATGCACCACATTGCCCTCGGTTGTCTGCAGATATCCTTTTCGTTCCCATAGGTCATAAGGAACATGATCCCTCCGGACTCGCAAATCAAGTGTATCTTCCGGCACCCAGAAATATGGAAGTATGATGTACTTGTCATCTTCATCAAGAGGTGGAAACACAAGCACGAATGCCGTGATATCCGTTGTACTTGATAAGTCCAATCCTCCGTAGCATACACGACCTTCCAGGTCATCTTCATTCACAGCAAAGTTGCAGGAATCCCACTTTTCCATTGGCATCCATCGTACCGACTGCTTTACCCACTGATTAAGTCTTAGCTGTCTGAAGGCATTTTCTTCTCCAGGATTCTGCTTTGCAGAGTCACAGGCAGCTTTTACTTTTTCTATGGCAACTGTGATGCCAAGCGATGGATTTGCTTTCTTCCACACTTTAGGGTCTGTCCAGTCTTCCGATTCATCTGCACCATAGATAACGGAATAAAAGGTAGGGTCAACTTTTCTGCCTGCCTCAATATCTAAGGCCTTCTGGTGTATCTCATAGCAGATGGAGTTCGTATCATTCCCGGCTGTTGTAATAAGAAAATACAACGGCTGCATACGGGCATCCCCCGAACCCTGAGTCATTACATCATAGAGTTTTCGATTTGGCTGGGTATGCAACTCATCAAAGATTACTCCGTGTGTATTAAAACCATGCTTGTTTGCAACATCCGCCGACAGAACCTGATAGGAACTGTTGGTAGGCTTATAGATGATCTTCTTCTGCGACTCCAATATCTTCACTCTTTTCATAAGAGCCGGGCAGAACCTAATCATATCAACGGCAACATCAAATACGATTTTTGCCTGATTTCTGTCTGCTGCACATCCGTACACTTCTGCTCTTTCTTCTCCATCACCACATAAAAGAAGAAGTGCAACGGCAGCTGCAAGTTCCGATTTTCCCTGTTTCTTGGGAATTTCAATATAGGCTGTATTGAACTGTCTGTATCCGTTTGGTTTCAGCACACCGAACAGATCCCTTATAATCTGTTCCTGCCAGTCTATCAGTTCAAATTTCTTTCCTGCCCACGTTCCTTTGGTATGGCATAGTTCCTCAATAAAGCTGACGGCATAATCCGCCATCTGCTCATCGTAATGAGAAGACTTCGCCATAAGCTTCGTGGGTTTATACTTTTTCAGTTTTCTCATTCGCCATCACCTCCACGAAAAAAGGACCCCTGGTGGAGTCCCGAAAAGTATTCTTTTTCAGTTGTTACTGTCCCATGCAGCTATGAATGGTGTTCAGGATTTCTTCCTGCTCATCCTTGTCCACACCGATGCTTTCAAGAGCCTCTCTGGTTCCACAGTCGGGGCAGATATAGGTTTCGTTGTCCACTCTTGAAAGAGCCGGACTTCCGTGATATTCCTTGCCACATTTAGGGCAGATTGCAGTTCTTCTAACTTCAGTCTTCATGTGTATCCCTCCTGCTTATTCTGATTGCATCGAACAGGTACTTCTCATCAAATCCAAAGGCTCGGTATCCGTCAAGGCAGGTGTTCACATAGTACCAGCTTGGGATTCCAAGTTCTCTTTCTTCATGCATGATGTAGACAAAAGCATCTCGCCTTCGCACCTTTCCCGTTCTGATGCCTTTGATATCCAGGGTCATTTCCTTTTTGTAATAGAAGTTTGGATATCCTTCATAACGGTCGAGTGCTTTCTCATCAGATTCAGTAACTTCCCATATTACAACGGGAACTTCAGCACCTTCCATCGGTTCAATGGTAAGGTAAGAACCTGTCTTGCTGCCTTTGAATAAAAGCTGATAGTCTTCAATGACCGATGTTCCAATAATCCTTGCTCCCGGACATCGCATTCTCATCTGTGGGATGTTCAGGTTGCTGCCATAGGCAATGTAGTATCGTTTACTCATATGGTTTCCATCCTTTCTGAAGGGGACACCCTTCTACCACCTTAAGACCACCGAAGTGGTCGACTCTTTTTATTAAGGTGTTACAAGGCTATCTCCTTGCAGTTCTGAATGCTGTATCTCCTGCAAGTCTTCTTGTAAGAAGGTCTCTTGCTGTCTTGAATTCGTCACCGATGAATCCAAGTCTTAAAAGCCATGTTCTCATTGCGTATTTAGGATTTTCATTTTGCTGTGGCTTTGGACTTGCTGTCCTTACTTCCTTTGCCATCTGGCTAAGTGCCAGGCAAAGCTGAATGTAGCTTTTAAGCTGTCCGGCATGAAGTCCGTTCTGCTTTCCGTCTGCAGGTGCGTCAAACTGGAATAGTCTGAACTCGATTGTCCCCTTGGTAAAGGTTGCGTGGTAGTTAAGCATATGGTATCGGCTATCGTTGTAATGCTGGCTTCTACCATAGTTGCAACCCTGTGTGCCGTACCAGATGTCTGCAAGCTTGCTCATGGTCTTTGGTTTCTTCTTGTTGAGCTGCTCTAAAAATCGTGGGTCAACCGTTCTGCAGTATCTGTTCATTCTGCCTCGGTCAAGGTCAAGTGCCTCGGCTATCAGACTTTCGTGGCTTGCCATAATGTTTGCAAGGTTTCTCATTGTTTGTGGTGTGTGGCCGTTTGCCCCGATGTGGATGTGAACTCCACATCCTCTTGTTGCATCACTCTTTGCTCCTGCCTTGCGAAGTCTTCTGATGAGTTCCTGCAAGGTTTCTATATCCTCGTATTTAAGGATTGGGGTTACCATTTCGCATTTGTGTGCATCGTCTCCGGCAATGCTGACGTCCTTTTGGAATTTCCATTCTCTTCCTTGGCTGTCCCATGCTGACCAGGTCATGTAGCCGTTTCTTGATGCTGTGTTCTGGTAGCGTCCTGTTCCAAAGAAGTCGGCTGCAAGCTTTGCTGCTCTTTCTCTTGTGATATTGTTCATCTCAACCTCGACCCCAATGGTCTGCTTTTTCATTTCCTCAATCTGATGTGTGATTTTTTCGTTCATTCTATGTACCTCCGTTTGGTGTGTTTTCCCTTTTGGTAGTACTATATATCACTCTAAAAGCACACTTTATCAAGTTAATTAGAGCCATATACTACACAATCTTTTGGCAGAAAAACTGTGTATTTCTGACCCTTATTCTTCAGTGATCTTACGGCATTTATCCTCACCGTAGACCACATTCAGACTGCTGCCGTTGTCCCATGCAACCATAATGCTTGCAGTATCATCAACACCTCTGACCGTACCCTTCGTTCCAATCGGTGGTGCCTGGAAATCATCCATTCTTACAAGTTCAACTCTTGTACCTGCCGGATATTCCTTTTTCACTCTCTCAACGATATCTCTGCTTGGAAAGAACATTATTCTTCGCCTCCCTTCGCACCGTTCTTGAAAGCTGCAGAGCCTTCAAGGTTCTTAAGAAGAAGTTTTCTGTCTGCCTTGTATTCTGCTCCGATGAATCCGAGTCTTAAAAGGAAACATCTGAATGCGTATTTCTCATTATCGACTTCCTTCTCTTTCGCCTGGATTCTTTTCTGATTCACACTCATCTCGCAAAGTGCTGCAATGAATCGTGTGTAGGTCTGAATGCTGTCTGCATCCAGGTCTTCTGAAAACCAAGGGAAGGAAACCTTATCTTCTTCTATCTCGATGCCAAGGTCTGTTATGCCAAGTGCCTTCTTGATAAGTCCGGCTTTGGAATCAATAAGTGCCGTAAGGTTTCCCACCTTAACTTTCTCAATTGGGATTGATACCGTAAGTCCTGCGATTTCGCCCACTGTTACCCCCTTATTCGGCTCACAGTCGGCTTCTTTTGCCCCCATTTCATTGTTATCCCATTCTTCCGGGGAAGTGCCTGTGGCCATTACGCAGGCATCAATGATCTTTGCTGTTTCTTCCATACTCTCTCCATCTGCAAACTCAAGTTCTCCATTTCTGCCTACCGTGTAGTTTCCTACCTCGTATGAGCAGCTTGGAACTCCAAGGTATCTGGCTTTAACACCGAGTTCCTTTTCGATTGCCTTTACCATTGCTTTTCGGCTTTCGCCCTTTACATTAAAATGTAGTACCATCTGATGTACCTCCTTTGTTTTTTGGTAGTACCATATATCACTCTAAAAGGCACATATATCAAGTTGTTTGTGTAAAGAATATCTGCCGATTATTCTGTAGGAAACTGTGAGTAATACACAATGCCTGAAAGCACAAATACTACGTTAGGAAGTGCCACACCGTTGCCCCACATCTTGTATTCTGCAGAATCGGAGTGGGGATTTATTAACCACTTTCTAATCTGTGAATCAGTCTTTGGTTTTATATCCTTACCGAGTGCTTTTGCATGAGTTTCAAAGATACCCTTCCACAGTGCAATCTCTTCATCGGTAGGTTCTTCTGTTCCAAGGTCATCACACCACCAGTCAGGAAAACCTTGTAGCCTTGCACATTCCGTTGGAGTAAGTCTTCTAACGATATAGTCCTGCTCAAGAATACCGTTCTGAAATCCGGGATTTGTTCCATTTACAAGACAGCCACTTTTTTCTTCCGTGAATGTGATGCATTCGGCTTTCATCTGTGGGTAAAATCCATAGCTTGGACTGTCATTTACAATCGGTGGGTCCTTGTAGTCAGTAGCCACGAGTGTATTTGCAAGTTCCTCTTCAGCTGTTGTAAAGAATGATGCCTTACTTGAACTGAATACCGGATGAGCAACACCACTTGCTCCTGCTGCAACAAGCGTAGGTTCAACTTCCTCTTCAACCTGAAAGCTGAACTTAGCATTGTATCCCTGGTTCATAGCAGGTCTTCCAATACCATATGCAACTCCGTGCTGTTCGGTTGCATTTAAGGTGTACATCACATCGGATTCCTTGTAGCCATCACCTTTGTGGGATGGTCTTGAACCATTGCCCTCAATAACAGCCATGCCACCCTGATTGCATGATGGATTGCCACCATTTCCATCAAGGCATCTGCTCGTTTGAGCCTCATAGAAACCACTGTTAGGGTTTGGTGATTTCATCGCATTGCTGTCCTTGGCACAGATGCCATACACCTTTGGTACAAACAATGTCTGATCATTGTTGCATCCAAGGGTAGCTGATTTGTTATCCTGTATCAAAGCACCTTTGCCACCACCTTCGCAGCCACTTCTTATTTTGAGTGTCTTTGGTGTATGAACTACGAACGGCTGATTATTGCCTCCCGTTCCAAAAGTTGATGAAACTGTCTGTGCCACATCAAGAGGCCCCGTATACCTTGAGTCCTGTGAGTGGTTCTCAAACATTAAGCTGTCAAAGCCTGTTTCTTCAGTGCCTTCTCCAGAACTTCTGGCAGTTTCTTTCCACGGGCAGATGCTCTTCGAAGAATACCCAGACAAGCCTTCTGACTCAAATAGTATTTTTCCGGCACACCAGCCTGCAAAATCTGCGACAAGGTAGATACGTTTTCTTCTCTGGGGTACTCCCCAAAATTGAGCATCAAGCTGTCTCCAAGCGACTGAGAAACCATCTCCCAGGATTTTTCCTGCGTTCTGCCATTTTGAAGATCTAGGCACTGACAACTGTTCGTCTTTGATTTTGCAGATTTCTTCAAGGACGCATCGGAAGTCTTCACCTTTGTTGCTTGAGAATGCTCCGGGGACATTTTCCCAGACGATAAATCTTGGATATTTTCCATTGGTTTTGCACCTCATTTCTTTAATGATTCTGACTGCCTCATAGAACAGACTTGAACGAGAACCATCAAGACCATTTCTTTTGCCGGCCACGGACATATCCTGGCATGGACTTCCAAATGTGATGATATCCACGGGTGGTATCTCTGAACCATTCATGGCAGAAATATCTCCATAGTGTTTCATCTGTGGCAGTCTTTTTGTTGTTACACGAATAGGAAAAGGCTCGATTTCCGATGCCCAGAGTGGGGTGATACCGGAAAGCAAGCCTCCTAAAGGAAACCCTGCAGAGCCATCAAACAGACTCCCAAGGGTCAAATTATTCTGTTGTGTCATCCAATCCCTCCACTTCCTTAACTAAAGCAGAGTATGGAATCTTCTCTCCATCTCTGATTACAAATACACCATCAGCATCTCCCGTGTCTTCCACATATCTTCGAAGAATAACGGATGCGTACTTTTCATCAAGTTCCATTGTGTGGCAGATACGATTTGTCTGCTCACAGGTCATAAGAGTTGAACCACTGCCACCAAAGGTATCAACAACGATTGCATTTTCCTGACTTGAATTACCGATTGGGTAGGCAAGCAAATCAAGAGGCTTTGATGTTGGATGGTTCTTATTCTTTTTAGGCTTATCAAAGTTCCAAATGGTAGTCTGACTTCTTCCTGCCTTTGAACTCCAGTAGTGTTTTCCGTTTTGAAGGAAACCATAAAGCACAGGTTCATGCTGCCACTGATAATCCGAGCGTCCAAGAACAAGTGAGTTCTTTACCCAGATACAGCAGCCGGACAAATGAAAGCCTGCATCGATGAAAGCCTTTCTGAAATTAAGACCTTCTGTGTCTGCATGGAACACATAAGCCGAGCCACCTTTTTCAAGATGCTCGGCCATGTTCCTGAAAGCAGAAAGGAGAAACTCATAGAATTTGTCATTTGCCATTTTATCGTTCTTGATGGATAAGCCATCGGAACTTTCAAATGCTACATTATACGGTGGATCGGTTACGATAAGGTTGGCTTTCTTTCCGTCCATAAGTGTAGCCACATCTTCTTTTGATGTTGCATCACCACACATCAGTCTGTGTCTGCCAACCGTCCATACATCTCCACGCTTAACAAATGCTGCCTTTTCAAGTGCATCTGATAAATCATAATCATCGTCTTTCACACCGGAAGTATCATCAGAACCAAAAAGGTCTGCGATTTCACTTTCATCAAATCCGGTAAGACCGATATCGAAGTCCTCGCCTTGGAGCGCCTCGATTTCAATACGAAGTAACTCTTCGTCCCAGCCTGCATCCATTGCCATTCTGTTGTCGGCAAGGATGTAGGCTTTTTTCTGTGCATCAGTTAAGTAATCAACGAACACACACGGTACTTCAAGAATGCCTTCTTCCTTTGCTGCAAGAATTCTTCCGTGACCTGCGATGACATTGAACTCTCGGTCAATGATTACAGGATTGATAAAACCGAACTCACGAAGAGAAGAACGAAGTTTCATCACCTGTTCAGCAGAATGGGTTCTTGCATTATTCACATAAGGAATAAGTTTTGAAACAGCTACAAGCTGCATTTCAGTTGTTGTCTTTCCCATACGCCACCTCTAAAAAAGACCCCATTCGGCAAACTTCTCAAAGCCACCGATTGAGGTGATATATTCTCTAGCCTGGGCAACAATCTCTTCATAAGGAATACCATCAACAGAACTGTCACCAATCGCACATACAAGTTCCACAGGCTTTCCGATTCTCTGTGCTTTAAGGAAAGCATAGATGTTTACAGATACATCTGCCTTGGATAAGTCCTTTCCATGAAGACCACCACCTGTAACGGAGTCTGCCATATCAGAACCAAGCTTACGGTTGGTTGCACCTGTATCCACATCTGTGCCACCAGTCCAGTCACCCAGAGGATTGATTTCTGCCTCACGGTAGATTTCCTTTAAGTGTACTTTTTTCGCATTGCTCTGACAGATGATAAGTCTTGCCTCATCAAGAATGTACTTTCCATCGTATGGATACACCTTGTAGATATCTCTTGCAATCTGGGACAATGCCTTCTGTTCATCAGTAAGTGGCATCCCACGAAAGACACCATTATCTCCACAATGAATGCTCTCTGCCTGATTTCTGGCAAGATGACTATCATGTGGAACAATCACAATATCTGGTTTCACATTGCCTGCAATACGAGCAATTGCTTTTTCAATATCAGTTTCATCAAGTACAGCTGATGTTTCGATAATCGCATGGCAAATGCCATGTCCAATTAATACTTCAACAGCAATCTTTGGATTTTCTTCTGTCGCATATGCCAAGTCAACAATGGCACCTGCAATTCTGTCTGCCACCTTGTCCGGGTGACCAGGGTTTACTTTTTCAATCATTTTTATTTGCCCTCCCTTGCTCTTAAGAGTCTTTCCATCAAATCATTTTGTGGCGCAGCATCATCATAATCTGTGCTGCAGTTCTCCTTCACAATCTGAAATATCTCGTTCCAAAGCCTTACAGCCTGGTTCATATAGTTGATGCCAATATTGATAAACGGAGATGGGATTGGTTTCTGAGTGGTTGGATGCTTTGAAAGAAATCCCAGCTTGTTGGTCATCTCTTCGCACTGAATCCATCTTGCTGAACACATCGCATATCTCTCCAATAGCTGTGGGGATACCTTCGATGAACAGCCAATCTTGTTAAGCCAGTTCCATGTTTCCGTATATATTTCGTGAGCCTGCAGTTCACTTCCGTCTCTCTGTTCTGCAGACAAAAAGTCGTGTGGCTTTGGCATCTCCACACCTTCCACTTCAGGAATATCCAGGACTTCTAATTTTCTGCCACCTGGATTTCCGTTCTTTGCTTTTTCGGATACAGCCGTTTTCTTGCGACCTGCACCAGGTCTTGCACCACCACGGCCACCGATATTATTCGATTTTGTAGGCACGTCTGTAATTCCTCCTTTAATTACCCTTTTGATTTCGCATTTTTCACACGCAAGACCCCACGCCGTTTCCCGGGACCTTAATGCGTTTGAGATTTGAACCGCCCCTGGGGTTACTTATCATAGCTGTACACACGATGTTTTTTGCCCCCTTGATAGTCACCACGCTCTGCATGAATCTTTGCATGACATGACTTACATAAAGCAATGAGGTTAGACCTCTCATGTGTTCCACCTTCTGACAGTGGCAGCTTGTGATGAACCTCTTGGGCAGGCACAAGGATTCCTTTCTCAAAACACTGTTCACAGAAAGGATGCTGTGATACATACTTGTCACGGATACGTTTCCATGCTCTTCCGTACCTACGGCGTACAGCTGGATCTCTGCCATACTTCTCGTAGGAACGAGCCGCCTGTTTCTCGTGTTCCTTGCAGTACCTTCCATCAGTAAGGTTTGGACAACCGGGGTAACCACATGGTTTCTTCGGTAGTCTCGGCAACTTCTCCACCTCCTTATGGGCATAAGAAAAGCCCTGCAGGTTTCCCCACAAGGCTTACGCTTAATCTATTTTGCTATTATAAGTATAGCACATCCCTTATGCGACTTATAGATGAACTCGGGGTGAACTAGGGTGAACTGGGGTGAACTCTTTCAAAGTTTTCTATTGCTCTGTTATGAATTCGCTGTGTCCACCTCAATGTGTAATGTACCTTCGTTGCAATCTGGTTCATTGGCATAAACATCAAGTATCTGTAGCGAAGGATAAGCTGCTCATACGGGTCTTCCAGTTTATCGATTTCTGCATCGATTTCCTTCTTCATATCTTCAAGCTTTTCATAGTCCGCTTTTATCTCTTCTTCCAGATTACTGATTTTGCCAAGGTATCTTACAAAGGGAGGTTCAAGATTTCTTGTTCCCGAAAACTTCTCTTCAAAGCTTGGAGAAGAAACACTTGTCGATAATTCCTTATAGCATTCCAGCTTGATAAGCTTATCGTTAATCTTGTTATTTAGAATGAACGGTCTGTTCAGATAATCTTTAGCCGTCATAAGCACCACCTCCGATTCTCGCCTTAACCGCATCGATAAGATCTGTCTGTGTTTTCTCTTTCAGCCTTAGTGCCTTCATCACATCTTCATCAATGGTATCCTTTGAAATAATGTGGTGTATGACAACCGTGGATTTCTGCCCCTGTCTCCATAACCTTGCATTGGTCTGCTGATAGAGTTCCAATGACCAGGTAAGACCGAACCAAATGAGGGTCGAACCACCACTTTGCAAATTCAAGCCATGTCCGGCACTCGCAGGATGGATAACAGCAATCGGTATCTCGCCGTTATTCCAATCCCTGATATCCTTTGAAGTCTTTATTTCACGAACCTTGAATCTTTCTCTGATTCGCTCCAAATCGTGGTTATACCAGTAAGCTACAAGTACAGGTTTGCCATTTGCACCTTCAATTAAATCTTCAAGTGCATCAAGCTTACGGTCATGAATATGAAAGACCTCTTTTTCTTCGTTATAGATAGCACCATTGGCCATCTGCAGAAGTTTGCCTGAAAGAGCAGCTGCATTTGCAGCATCAATCTCTTCATCTTCCAAAGACACAACCATTTCCTTCCTTAATTCGTCATATACAGACCATTCCTTTTCTGAAAGCTTTACTTCCACTTCGTTCATAATGCATTCAGGCATTTTAAGGAAATCTGCCGACTTCATAGAAATCGTTATATCCGATATCAGTCTGTAGATGGCATCTTCCGCACCTGGTCTTGGTTTGTAGGAAAATATCATCTGCTGATTTCGTTTATCCGGCACAAAAAAATTCATACGATAATGTGTGATGTATCTTCCGAGCCTTTCTCCCATGTCAAGGATTCTGAACTCTGCCCATAAATCCATAAGTCCATTACTGCTTGGAGTTCCTGTAAGACCCACGATTCTTTTTACCTTTGGTCTTACTTTAAGAAGGCTCTTAAATCGTTTAGCCGATGCAGACTTGAAAGACGATAATTCATCAATGACAACCATATCGAAATCGAATGGAAATCCACTCTTATTGATAAGCCAGTCGACATTTTCTCTATTGATTAAATAGATACCTGCACTTTTTCTTAATGCCTCTTTTCGCTCCGACTCTGTACCTATGACCACCGAATAGGTCAGTCCCTTTAAGTGATCCCACTTTTCTATTTCAGCAGGCCATGTATCTCTTGCTACTCGAAGGGGTGCAATGACCAGAACCTTCCCAACCTCAAATCTGTTATAGAGAAGTTCAAATATAGCCGTTAAGGTAATCACACTCTTTCCGAGTCCCATTTCTAAAAGGACTGCTGCCACAGGATGTTCCAGTACAAAGTTCGTTGCATAAGTCTGATAATCATGAGGATTGTATTTCATCAATGACACCCCCAATCACATCAATGTTATCAACCACATAGCAGGGAAACCCCAAAGCTGATAACTGTTTCATTCTTCTTTTCTGTAAGGCTCTTGGTTTCTTGCCAGGAGCCTTGAGTTCTATAAAAGCCATTCTCCCTTTTGGAAGAAGAACCAGTCTGTCCGGCACTCCGTCAAATCCGGGAGATGTAAATTTAATACAGAAACCACCTGCAAGCTTTACAGCCTTTACAAGTTTCTGCTCTACTTCTTTTTCACGCATTCGTGCCACCTCCATCAATGCTGAATTTGATGGTGTGACAGGGTAAGACTGTCATTTCCTATACTTTATATATAGACTTAATTTTTTTACTCTATAGAAAAGGATAGTAAATAGCCGTCATTAACTGTCACACCTACTGTCATTACTCTTCTTCCATAAAGTCCGTCTTGAGTCTTAAGCCTTTAATGTATCTGCCTTTACGGTCACGGTATCTTTCAAATCCGACCGTTTCCAAGGCTGTGTAGAAATCCGTTGTACTTCTTGTAAACTCACCCACCTGGGTACAGAAGATTCGATACTCGTTATATACCTCGCTCGACTTTGCCACATAGGCAGGGTCAAGTTCGCATCGTTCACTTAAGAAGTAGGAAAGCCAGTCATTACTTTCCTTATAATGCTCAATGGCATCACGCACCTTCTGTGGCGGGTCGATCTTGTAATTGTCTGCGATTACCTTTCTTGCACCTTCGATAACCCATGTAAGGATTGCTCCGCCTGCCTTTTCAAACAGATAATCTGCATAGTTCTTGATATCAGCACTTCCTTCAATCTTGGCATCAAACGGAATAACGATAAGTCTTCTCCAGGTACCCTTATCAATCGCACCGACCTTTGGCAGATGATTGGTATAAAGCACAAGTGTATGTGTCGGAGTATATGAGAACGGATCTTTATACTTCTTCTCAGCATAGATTTCATCGGTAGAACAAAGCTGTTTAACATTGGCAGTATTCAATCTCATACCTTCTTCCAGCTCTGCTGCAATAAGCATTCTCTTACCCTTTGCCTCGGCAAGTTCTGGCTTGACATTTCTTCTGCATCCAACGGTAAGCATATCTGCAGAGATGTTTCCTGAATATGTACCAAGGACTCTTGCGATAACATTCCAGAAGGTAGACTTACCATTGCGGCCTTCTCCGTATGCAATAATGAGTGCTTCCACATACACCTTACCGATTGCTGACAGACCAACCATTCTCTGAACATAATCGATAAGGTCGGTATCCTTTAAAAAGAAGGTATCAAGTGCAGCTGCCCAGATATCTGCTCCATCACTTGATGGGTCAACGGTTGTCTGCTTTGTGATGAAATGCTCTGGTCTGTGTTCCATCGGAAACTTGGTGCCCTGTCTTAAATCATAGGTAAGAGTCGGTGTGTTCAACATGAACTCATCGGCATCAAGTTTTCTCTGTTCCACTTCAAGCATCGGACGAGCCTCTTTTAATGTGGCAGCAATGTTCTTTGTATCTCTTCGCTTAATGGCATATTTCTTATAAGCCACAGCATCTTCATACATCTCATAGGCATGAGTCTGCTGCTTGTTGAACATCTGCACGGCTTTCTTCGGACCCACCGATACAAGAATCTCCATGCCGCCATTCTTTACAAGTTCATCCATAGCCTTCTTCATTTCGGTTTCAGCCTCTGCAAGCTGTCTTTCTGTCAAGTCCTGGGAAACACCCTGGGACTTTGGTTTTGACTCTTCCCAGAAACTGCCGTTGTAGACCATGTAATCGGTAGATGGGGAATAGCGAAGAATGTCCTTATACTCGGTTGCAAGTACCGTAGCCTGTCCCACATCGGAGAAGTCTTCCGGCTTTAATCTGCAGTCAGAGTTGTACTGTTCAGGTGGAATGTATCCTTCCTGGTTCGATACCTTGTTACCGAACTTTGATGCACTTCTCCATATCACTTTGAGTTCACTTTCAGGAAGTGGTGGATTACAGAGTTCTGCCTTCTTAAGGAAAATCTGATAAGCCTCTTCTGTATTTCCGTATCTCTTAATAATCTTTCCGGCAATGTGGCTCATGGTGCTGTTACGCTGACCTTCCGGCACCTGCTCAAGGCTTGCATCGAAGTCAGCAAAGTCATCCTCTTCCAGATAATCAAGAATGGTTTTATCACCTTCATAGAACTCCACTTCATCAGAGTCATTGCCATAAAGGAATCTTGCAGAGTCTAATGCGTTGGTATCGTAATAAGGGAAAGTATCAGCAATCTTTCGTTTCATGGCTGCGTACTCTTCTCCATCAGTTACCTTTGGTATAGGGAAGAACACATGAAATCTCGGTCTTGCCGATTTGTCACCCTTAGGAAAGTTGTGGTGTCTGCTGTACGATGCAGCAAAAACAACTCCCGGAATTGAAAGTGCAATGTCAAAAGGAGTAAGCCAGTCTTCCGGGTTCTCTGAATGGTCATTGTCACAGTCAAGTGGAATACAGTCGGAGGATTCAAAGTTATCCTTACTGCGATAGTTTCCTTTGTACTTTGCAGTTACATGATCCATCTTGATTGCTGCGATAAAGGATTCTTTATCCGTTACAACATTCTTATTGGGATACAGACAGTTACCGCTGTTACCGACACAGTCTGCTGAATAAACAGTAAAATTAATCATATTCTCCGACCTCCTTCAAATCCTGGGTAAACCATCTAATCTTCATTCTTCTTTTCTTGGCAACACTAATCTCACGAGCCATGCCTCGGCTTATCACACCACCGAAGACCCAGACCTCTGTGCATTTACCAAGAAGTACATAATTGAAATGCATAGCCATCTCTCTTTCAGC